GATGCCAATGAACAGGTAGCTGTCTTTGCTACAGGCTCCAAGTTTGAGGCAGTATCTAACAGCTTTGGTGCTATCAAGGGTGACCTTATGAGCTTAGACTTTGAGGGTGCATCTCAGAAAGCTGCAGTCTTTGCTAAGACAATGGGTAACATCAAGCCTGATGATATTAGCAAGGCATTCAAAGGATTGACAAGTACTATAGGCTCAATTGGTAAAGCATTTTTATCATTAGGTCAGACCCTATTAGCTAACCCCATCTATCTTATTGCTGCAGTCATTGCAGGAGTTATTGCCATCACTGTGATGTTAGCGGATAAGCTAGGATACCTTGACCAGGCAGCAGAGGCAGCAGGCATTGTGTTTGATGCATTGATTGAAACTATTAAGGAATTTGGTGCGAGCTTAGGTATAGCTGCTGCAGAGTCTGAGGAATTTGTTGCTATGCAAGAGGCTAACACTGCAGCCAATGAGGCAGTAGAGAAGAGTACTGCTGATGTATTGCTAGTAACTAATGAGGTAGCTACAGCATTTGACTTGGCTAAGCAAGGAGTGATTTCTAAGGAGGAGGCACTTGCTACGTACAACGCTAAGCTAGGTGATACCTTTGGTGCAGCCAGTACATTAGCTGAAGCTGAAAGATTGTATGTATCTAAGACTGAGGCATACATTCAGGCTACTATGGCAAGAGCTCGAGCTGAGGTGTTTGCTAAGAAAGCAGCAGAGGCAGATGCTAAGGCAATCACAGCAAAGACTAAAGACCAAACAACTTCAGCAGACAAGTTGACTTCATGGATGAAAAAGAACAGGGTAGCTACTGAAGTCTTTGGTGGAGTATATGACATCATAGATAAGAAAGTTGGTGACTTAGGAGATACAATAGAAAACAAGCAGAAAAAAAGAATAAAAGAGGAGGAGAAGAGACAAAACAAGATATCTGAGATGTTTCAAAAAGAGGCTGAAGAGTCAATTAAGACAGCACTCAAGCTAGAGAAAGATAACGAGATAACAAACAAATCACAGCAAAAGAAAACAGGTACTCATAAGAAAGAAAGTGAAGCTAGGTGTCACAGGCTGAGTATGACAAGCAGAAACTTACTGAGGAGTTTGACAAGCAGATGGAGATAGCGAATGGGAATGCTGAACTTGAAAAGCTACTACTTGATAAACTTGGAAAGGACAAGGCAGCCATTGACCAGAAGTATGCAGATGAGGCAGCTAAGAAAGTAAAAGAAGATGCTGATAAGTTAGCAGTGGCTAAGAAAGCTGCAGATGATTTAATCTTTAACCTAAACGCTACACAGCAAGAGAAAGATATTAGATCTCTTGAGGAAAAACTTGAGGCAGATAGAAAGGTCATAGGTGACAATGCATCTGCACAGCTACAGCTTACTGCTAAGTTTGAAGAGGATAAGAAAGCTATTGAGAAAAAGTATGCACTTGAGAGGATAGAGAACGCACAAAAAGAAAGGGATGCTAAGCTAGCTTTTGCTCAGCAGATAGTATCAGGAGTTAGTGAGGTAGGTGGTATGCTTATCAAGGACCAAAAGAAACTAGAGAAGTTCAACAAGGCATCGGCATTGATACAGATAGGTATTGACACAGCAAAGGCTATCTCTGCTCTAGTTGCTGCATCACAAGCTAACCCATTGAATGCTCCTACTGCAGGTCTTGCAGGTGTGGCTCAGTTTGCTAGTGGTATCATTCAGATTGCTACCAACATTGCTAAGGCAAAGCAGATACTTACATCAGGAGGTAGCGGTACCCCATCAGGTGGTGGTGGTGGTGGTAGCTCAGAGGCTAGCAGTACTAACGTAGCACACAAAAACGCTGAACTATAATGAACTCACTACAAGCAATCATCAATCACATTGAGCTGTTCTATACGAACCACAAGCAGGTTAAGAAAGTAGGCAGTGACTTCAAGGAACAGCTGTTTAACTTTGCTACCAAGGATGAGAAGTATCCTATTGTGTTCGTGGTTCCTGTAGCAGTTAACCCTACTGAGAACACAAGTGAGTTTAACTTTGACATCTACTGCTTTGACATCATCCAAAAAGATAGGGCTAACATCATAACTATCCTAAGTGATACACAGCAGATACTCAATGACCTGTATGTTTACTACATGGATAGCAATGACTACAGCTTTGACGTGGTAGGGCTACCATCATTCCAGGCATTGAACAATGATCTACTTGACTACGCTGCAGGCTATGTCATGAACATCACACTGACAGTGAATGATTGGACTGATTGTGCTGTACCACTCTAAACATTTTGGAGGCTTAAAGTAATATAGGTATGAGCACAACTAATTGGTGGGGGGATTGGAGACCTAACCTGCCTGCACATACCGGTGACCTACAGCCTACTGACTTAATAGAGTGCACCTCTATTGTTGGTGGTGTACCTGTCAACACAGCTATTACCGGGGCACAGATTATTGCAGCATCAGGTGGTGGGGGTAGTGCATCCTGGGGAGGTATCACAGGAACGCTATCAGCTCAGACTGATTTGCAAACTGCATTGAATGCTAAGCAGGATACTCTAGTATCAGGCACTAACATAAAGACAGTGAATGGCAACTCATTGCTAGGTAGTGGTAATGTTAGCATTAATGGAATAACAAGTATAGGTAGTTCAGTAGGAGCTACTGTATCCGGAACTACAACAGGTACTATTTCGGGTTCTGTATTAATACCTGCAGGTACAATATCGGAAGGTCAAAATTTAATGATTAGAGCAAAAATCAGAAAGATATCAGGAACGGGTACATGTATAGCTCGTTTAGGTATTAATACAAGCAATACCATAACAGGTTCACTACAAATAGGGCAGTCACCTACTTTATCAAACAACACTTTTACACACATCATGCGTGACCCCCATTATAGCACATCAGTTTTATATACCATCCCTGTAAGTGCAGCTAATTTTCACGACTATACATCGCAAACTACAGCGGCAATAACCTTTAATCCTGCAGTGGATAATTATTTATTTGTAGCATTATATAACTCAACAACGCTAGATGTAACTAAGACGTTAAAATTAAGTGTTCTAAAGTATGATTAAATTTAATTACAACGACATAGAGTACACCATCACAGGACCCATTGAAGTGCTTAGTGATACTCAGATAAATGTAGAAACGGATAAGGGTACCATTCTAGTAGATGATACAATGGATATATATAAAGAATTAATCAATGGCTAGATACGCAAACACAGGGGAGTTTAATGTGCTATATCCTACTAGGAGAAAGATGGCTACAATACTCAAGAGAATACTTAGGAATGACATTGTAGATGGTGAGGGTACACTTGTAGAAAGTATCCGTATCAATGCTAAGATTACAGGCTTCCAAAAATTGGAGATACAGATAGTAGCCATGTACTACTTTATCTTTCTTAACAATGGTGCGTTTCTTTGGAATGGTGGAGTGATCACCCCTCGTGACTATGTGGCACAGTTTACAGATGAGCTTAACAACGCAGGTATCACTGCAGATATATACAGGCAGTACACTGAATGGTTAACTAAAAAGTATCCATTAATAGAAGCTGTTGAGGTGCTTGAAAGACAGCAAAGAATTGTGTACACATTTGAGGCAGTTGACCCTCCTGCAGGATTTACACCTGGCTTCCCGTTAGATGTCTAACTCTTTTTTCATTGACAGGATATTGAACACATAGATGAGAGGTAGTGCTCCTACCTTTTCACTCTTTGTTATATCCCCATTGGTAAGGCCGTAGATGGTTTGTTCCCATGACCACTTAGCAAGCTTCTGCTCCTGCTCTATCTCTTTGACCTCTTCAGGATCTAGCTCCCTGCGTTCCTCCTCACTGAGGTTCTCATCCACTTCACCTGTGAATAGATTTTCATAGTTCTTAAGGAATGTATCCCTGTACTTGAGGAACTCATGCACAATGCCATACACATCTGTGATGGGTAGGTCAAGGAACCGCTCAGCTCTAATGGTGCAGTCAAACTCATACGGCTCAAGGACCTCATCACCCCATTCATTAACCTTGCTTTGCCGGTAGCAGATAGCACATACCTTATCAAGATTAGTGATGTAGTTATCAGTAAAGTAGTAGTCCAGGTCAATGAACTCATAGAGGGTAAGCTTGTTGAATGGTTTGAACTTCATCCCAAGCACCTCATGCTTGTATCTCTTAGATGGTTCAGAGGCACACCATTGATTGGCTTTGACAAGCTCACTCATCTCATCCACATCCATGTCCTCAATGATTTCAATGGGCTCATCTAACAAGATAGAGAGAGCCTCACTATTGTAGTAGTAGGCTCCCTGTGATTTGTCTATCTTACTGAATTCAATGTATTGCTCAAGCGTTACTTGGCTCCACTGATTGGGTAGGTGCATTCTTTACTTGTTTAGCAATTTTCTCTGCAATGAACATGAGATAAGGTAGAGCTATTGATGCGTTAATCTTTCTGATAAGTCTAGATTTCTGCTTGATGTGAGCATCTGCATAGTGCTCAGTGGGTGTAAGGTCCTCCCGTTTGAACATCACCGCTAACATTTCAGAGATATATCCTTTCTCTTTGTGCAGTGCAATCTTCTCAATCATCTTGGTGTCACGTACAGTTAACCTCATTTGTGCCTTGTATAGGTACCCCTCAAGCTCAAGCTCTTCCACTACAGGAAAATCTTTCTGCTCCATTGTGTTAAAGTTTTTAACAATATCAATGAAGTCAGCCACATCATAATCCCAGAACTCAGACTCAGGTATCCCAAGGTAAGCGAACACCTTGAGGTGCTTATCAATGGGGTCAAGGTTAGGATCATTGTTAATATCAGTGATGGCTTCAAATTGCTCAATGCTGAGCTCATCTACTTGGTTAGGGATCTCCCTATTTAAGATAGTTATCATGTTCTAATTTTTGAACAAATATAGAGTTTTTTTAATATAGGTGTATGGCTTCTAAAAACATTCCTACCTACAAGATAACCATTGACCCTGAGTATGCAGAAGATGGTCAGGACCTTGGCATTGAGCAGATAGCTTTCACAGCTACTCCTGCAATCAAAGTAAAGGGTATGGCATTCAGCTCACAGGCTAAGCCTTTGTTTTTCTCAGATGAATTAAAGTACCGTATCACTGCACCTGCTTTGATACCTATGGAAATTTACCGCTTTGATGAGGATAGCAAAGAGGAGTACAATGTCAAGTTTACTAAGGAGGAGATTGAGAAGATACATGGTAAATTCATGCAGCAGATGGTTAACCGAGATTTGTTTAATCTTGAGCATGACCAATCTAAGACTGTACCTGCTTATGTCCTTGAGGCATGGATAGTTGACACTCCAATGGAGGACAAGGCCTATTCATCATTTGGTATTGAAGTACCTGAGGGTACATTGATGGTAACGGCCCAGGTAACTGATAAGGAATACTACGCTGAGCTAGTATCACAGGAGCAGATAGGCTTCTCTATTGAGGGGTACCTTGGCATGAAGTTAAAAGAGCAACAAACAAATAATATAAACATGAACAAGTTACCTGATGGAGAACACACTATCGAGGATAAAATCTACGTTGTAAAAGATGGAGAGATTATTGAGATACGTGAGGTTGAAAAAGTAGAGGCTTCCGAGGAAGTAGCCCTAGAAGATACTGTTGTCGAAGAAGAGACAGTACAAGAAGAGACAATGGCAGTTGACCCTGTGCTTGATGCAGAGGCTATCCTTGCTATCGTTAAGCCTGCAATGGATGAGCACATGAATGCAGTAGTGGCTATGATTGCAGACTTGAGAAACCAAGTTGAAGAGATCCTATCTGCAGAGGTAGAGGATGAGGTGGTGAGTGAGGCTGTGGCCATGAGTGCACAGCAAAGATTTTCTAGTGTAAACAAATTCATAAACAAATAATCATGCGTAAATTAAAATTCGATTTGCAAATCGACCCAACAGCCTTATTGGCTGCAAACCCTGAGGCATTCTATTCTAAGGCATATTTGTCTGAGGATACTGCTGATAACTACCGAGCTTTGCCAGGTATCAAGTACAAAACTAAATTAGCAACTGTTACTTTCGGTAACATCTTACAACCATCTAGCTGTTCTTTCTCAGCTCCTAATGATGACTTAGATGCGAAAGAGATTGACGTTTGTGCATTGTCTGCAATGGCTCAGATTTGTCAGTTTGACTTAGAGCAATCTTTCTTATCTCTTCAAATGAGCAAAGGATCTAACGGAGATTTCTCTGTTCCATCTTTCATGTCTTTCTATTGGGGTGAGATGGCTAACAAAATCAATGGTGACATCGAGTCAATCCGTTGGCAAGGTGACACAGCTTCATTAAACCCTACACTTGCTTTGTGTGATGGTTATGAGAAGTTGTTAGGTGCTCCAGGTTCAGGTGTTATCAATGGTGGTACAGGTGCTATTGCTAACTTTACAGCTCTTGAGGCTGCATTGTCTGCTGCATTTGCTTTACTTCCTGCAACTATTGCTACTCGTACAGCTGACTTAAGATTGTACATGCCTACTCAATTGGTTAACATCTACCGTTTAGGAGTTGCTGCAGGTAACACTCAAGCATACATCACTCAGGATTTGTCTTTGACTTTCTTAGGTATCAAAATCGTAGTTTGTCCAGGTATGTCTAACAACACTTTTGTATGGACTTTGAAAGATAACCTTATCTATGCATTTGATGCTGAGGGTGACTCTTCTGACCTACGTGCTGTTAACTTAGCTGACACTGTAGCTGAGCCTTACATCCGTACACGTGCTAACATGAAAGTTGGTTTTAACTTTGTTAACCCTGCGGAGATCGTATTCTATTCTTAATAATTAATCACGAGCCCTCTACCAAGGGGGCTCTTTAATACTTTTAACCTATGTCTTGTCAAGCTCTTGAAGCCATCTTAAAATCATGCGACAATAACAGTGGTGGTATATACGGTATTTGGATTAACCAACAAGATGAGATAGCTTCTATCACTCCAGCGGACCCATCAGCGGGTACAGGTTGGACTATCACAGCTATCACTCTTCAGACTACTCCTGTATTGTTTGAAAACTACTACATTAAACGCAACACTTCTAACTTCACTGAGGATAGCACTATTGACTTGGTCAATGGTAGCTCTTTTGTGACTCAAACTATTAACCTAATGTTCCACCGCAGAGAGGCTGACAAGTCTCGTGCTATTAAAATCTTAGGTTCAGGACAGCAATACCTAGCTGCAGTAGTATTGGATGCTAATGGTAAGTTTTGGTACTTCCCATACTTACAGGTATCTGCTACAGGTGAGGGTTCAGGAACAGCTCGTGCTGATGGTTCTAAATACTCTGTTACTTTGGTAGCTGAGAATGAGTACCTAGCATACGAGGTTGACCCTACTGCACTTGCTGCAATTGGTATTATCGTATAAAATCCTGCCTCTCTATATTAGAGCCCTGCCACATGGTGGGGCTTTTTTTATGAACATTTGACAAGTCTAATTTAATATAGGTGTGATATACTTAGATCAAGGTGTTATTAATCAGTTTGTATTGACCCTCTCAGAGGTCACTACGGTTACAACACCACACTACTTATTTGTGTTCACCAATGAAATGAATACCACAAGCACACCACAGCTCTTCACATCTGCTGATACAAGTGCTTACCCTGAAAGATACAATCTGTTTACTCTTGATGAGCCTACAGATATAACACTCTTGAAAGGTCAGTACACATACCAGGTATATGAGAGCTCAACTGCATTTGTTTTGCCTTTGACAATAGCACAAACTACAGGAGTAGTTATTGAAGAGGGTAGAATGGTTGTAAGTGGTCCTGCAGGTACATCAATATATGACTAACTATGGCTTGGTACGAAAGACTATTTAACAGCAAACCAAAAGGCCCCGAAATGGTGGAGGGCTATCAATCATTTAGCA